TTTTGCCCATCAGCTCAGCCTGACCGATACCTGACCCTAAAAGGGCGTCTAGGCCCGCTATAGAGGCTTCACCGAATAGGCCAGTGCCATATAGCTGACCGCGTTGTGCTAGCTGAGAAGCCAGCAATCCACGCTGTAAAGCATTCTGAGCTTGAGCCTCCGGCAAATATGCCGCGCCTAGCAACTGCGTTCCGAGCTTAGCTTGCTGTGCTTGCTCTGCTTGAGCCTGCTGTATAGCTGCCAGTGAGGCCCTAGCTTGAGCCTCTTCCTGAGCCTTAGCCAACGCTAACTGCTCTGATGTGCCACCAAACATAGAAGTTCTTACGCCCAGCCTGCCCTGATTAAAGAGCCTTTCTTCAAGGGCAAGACGCTGACGCTCTTCTTCACCAAGCTGAGTAGCCCTAATGCGGTCAAATATCTCTTGTTCACGGGTTGCTTGATCGCCCGCTACGCCACCCAGCAAGGTTTGCGCGTCAGTAAAGGCCCCCTGAGATATAGCCTGCTCTGTAGGGCTGTACGTTGTTTGGATATTTGGCCCTATCATTGGCCCTGCGCCAGTAAATGCGCCACCCATGGCGCCGCCAGCACCACCAGCGCCACCTGTACTGGTCAATCCAGCATTTCTAGCGGCCGCAAACTCTTGATTGGTGACTACGCCGTCGTTGTTTATGTCAAACCCACGCATTTGTGAAAACTGCTGGTTGGCCATGGCCTGCTCACGGGTTAAGTTGGGGTTTTGTTCCATCAACTGATCGATTCGGTCTGCTCTGCTCATTTCGGCAAACGATCCGGGAGCGGGTATCCCTACGCCAACACTAGAACCTGTCCCCGTAGTAACGGTAAATGGCTTGAACTGAGATCGCGCAAAGGCTTCTTCACCAATAAGCCCTGCACCGATGTTGGCACGCTCACCAATCGACCCAAGCCGGTTGTACGCACCCATCAGGCTTGCCGCCCCGCCTATGCCGGACGCTATTGGCACGATGTTCTCTGCTATACCGCCAAACAAGCCGCCAAGAATGCCAGAGTCAGCAACGCTATTAATTAACTGGTCAACAGAGCCGGATGACATTCCCGTATAGTCTACGCCTTGAGAAATCGTAGAGCCGGTATAATTTCCTGACGGGCTATAGGCTTGACTAGGTGACACCAGCCCCTGCAGCTCATTTATCATTGAATTCGCCCGAGCCTGATCTATCAAATCTTGGTACGAATGACCCGCTTGATGTGGCATTAGTACATTCCTCTCACTTTAAAAATCATTACAGCGTCTTGCCTATCAACGCCAATACATTCATTTCCTGTAGGGATATAGAGCTACCGTTTACTTCTGTTTGCAAACCTACCGTAATCACAGTGCCATTACCCGTACAATTTAAAGACTTGCGGCTGATCAGATCGCCAAGTGAAAACTCAACAGCCGTATATTCTGAAACGCCATAAAACCCCGGCGTGGATGTGCCAACCCTAAACCTCGAAGTGTTAGCCTGAACTGAGAAGTCATACGTCCAGCTCAGAATAATATCTGCATCATTACCACCAATAATTGTTGGTCGTATCTTCTTAAGAATCTTAAGTTTTGAGGGATCGCCAAATGTCAGGCCGGGGCTGGTATATCGAAAGATGTAGGACGTATTGTTGTCGTCAAAGCCGTCATAAGTGCCAATACCGTCGACCGTGCCAATGTAAATGTCACCATTACGATCTCTAGCAAAGCTCTTGAAATCAACACTGGGCCACTTGGTTACACGGAATGAGCCGTTCTCTAATCGGCCTCTAAGATCAAAACAGTAAACAAGGTTGCTATCAGGCAAGCCTAGTAGATAGAAGTAGTTTTCAGGGCTGTATACGCTAGTGGCTGGGCTGGTTTTAGACGCTAACTTAGCAATCAAGTCTTGCTTTACATTACGGCTAAGGTCAGAGATCGGCAGAGACTTTTCTTGTATTGTCCTACCTAGACTGCGCAGGCCGTCATCACTTAAGAACAGCAAGTCAGTACCAATAGCCTGCACAGTCTTTCTATCTATACAACCTACACCTGACACGGTATCGCTGATTGCCATGCTTGCAGGGCTACTCGCTCCTGAGTAAGCAATAATGCTGTGTTCGCCAAAGACAATAAGAAAGTCGTTATGAGCCGCTAAAGCAACAATTTTGTCTGCGCCGTTAGGCCAAGCCTTTGACACGTCAATGTTGCCGCTAGAACCACCCGTAAAAGCATTGCCATCTAACAGATCAGACCAGTAAATAATGGTGTCATTAGTAGCATTGCCAGCGATAAACAGTCTGCCGAAAGCAGCAAGCACCTCATTGGCCTTGAAGGTAGCGTTAGTAGCCCCGCCGTTGGCCACCGTAAATGTTCTTAGCCCGTTGCTGTTGTCGTGGACTAGCGGATCATAGCCACGCTGAAAGAAATAAGCTTTATCGTTAAAGTTTACGATCTTCCAATCATTAGCCGTGATTGTGTATGAGCCGGGAGTGACATCTGTCAGCGTAGTTGTGCCGCTCATTATCTTGTTATTGCCAGTGCTAAATATGGTTTCGTTGCCAGCACTGTCGTAAAACTCGTGAATGTTGTGGATATGGTCAGTACCCAACGCCGTCTTGTTGGTCGTAATAACGCTGTTGCCCTGACGAGAGGCCAATCGACCCTGTCGATCGATAATCGCGTTATCTGCGACTTCTGCGAAGGATGTATCCTGCGCAATAGGCGAATCCTCCGTGTTGATGCCACGGAAGGCGGGGGCTACCAGATCAATGCTTCTTAACGGCTGTGCCATAACCTATCCTACGGTGTGTAGAAGATTGTCTCTTCTGGGTGCTTCTGGGCATCTAACGCAATCGCATCAGACAAATGCTTATCAGCTATCGCAAAATACTCTGCTGTAGACGTGCCACCCGTCTCGCCTCTTTCACGAGAAAGCAGGGCTATCGTCATGTGAATAACGGGGCTACTAGGAATAACAAGGGTGTCAGAGTTTGCGCTTAGCTCTGTATTCCTGTTTACCATCTTGACCTTCAGCGAGTACACGCCGTCAGGCTTTGGATATACGTCAATCTGCGTATCACCACTGGCGTCTAGGCCGTTGTATGTAAAGTATCTAGGCGACCCAGATACAGGCGTATTAACAAAGAACTCATTGTCAAACCATGCCTGCGTTTGATATTCCATTTCGGCATTAGAGGTGTCGTTGATAACCCTAAACACCTTGCCTTCATTACGGCTACCAGTGAGTGAATAGGTGTAATCATCTGCTGCGGTCGTGATTGTTAGCGTAGTACGCAGGCCTGACCAGTCCCACGCAGTTTCAACCAAGTCTTTCGCATCGTTTACATAGTCGCCAACCATGGCGCTATATGTGTTTTCAGATACGTTGCTTACCTCGTCCTCTCTAAGACGCCGTAATACGTTATTTACCAAGTTTAAATATGTCATGCGACACCCTTACCTAGTGAAGTCAATAAGCCGTCTAACGCCATACCGGATGGCTTATCTCCATGAGGAGCAAAAGCTAGTCTTCTTAGCTGGGCGACAGGATCCTCAAGTTTAATTTGAGCTTCTGGAACCGCTTCAGCTTGTATACGAATATTAAATTTAGAAAACGGGTCGTCTTGTTGTGAAGCCATGGCTACTGGTAACAAGCCACTGGTTAACATCCCAGCTCTGCCTAGGCCATCACCATCACCATCACCATCACCATCACCGTCTCCGTCGCCATCTCCAGCGCCTTTCCCGTCTCCTGAACCGCCAGTAGATACTTTTCCTACAACAGCGTCATTGCCATTACCGCCAGAAATAGTGTCATTGCCATTGCCACCGATTACAGTAACGGTATCGTTGCCATTGCCACCTTTCAGGGTGTCGTTTCCGTTACCACCTTTCAGGGTGTCGTTGCCGTCACCGCCATTTAAAGTATCGTTGCCATCGCCACCGCCTATGGTGTCATTCCCATTACCCCCGGTAAGGGTGTCATTACCGTTATTACCAGCGACAGTCACGGTTGACGCTTGATCGCCATTAGTAGGCTCAACAACCTCAGATTTAGAGCTAGCAGTGCCATCGTTGTTCATATCAACAGGCTCAAGGCCGGCATTCTCTAGGGCCTTGTTTATCTCAACCTCTGTCATGTCTCTGTAGTTGGGCAGGTTTGCCAAGATCCACTCAGCGGCTTTTACTGTATCGCTTTTTTCTGTGGTCGCAGTGCTGCTAGTATTGACTGGCTCTTTAGTTGTATTTGTAGGATCCTTTGGTGTTGTTGCCGCTGTTGTGTCTGCACCAGTATCAATTGCATTTGGGTCTGGTTTGCTAGGCACATATTTAGAGCTATATGTTCCATTTTCCCAATCAACAGTAATTACAACATTTGAGTTAACGCTTTTAATAACAGTAGTGCCATCAACGCCCCATGTACCGGTTTGATCGCCTAAAACAAAACCACCAAACTCATCGTCACTATCAGGATCAAATGGATTTTCGCTTAAAATAATAAGATCTGATCCAGTGCCATTTACATCTTTTAAAATAGTGGTTGCTGAAGAGCCTCCAGCCGTAACACCCCCAGTGCCTCCATTTGAACTGGGTAATGTAGAACCAAGTACAGTGTTATCTCCTGCGCTAGAGGGATCAACTGTAACGGTCGTTGCAGGTTCAGCCCCGCCTGCATCACCTGCATCACCTGCATCACCTGCATCACCGCCATCAGCACTTGCATCAGCACCTGCTGCTGTGTCGCCACCACCGCCCGCTTCGGTTTCTGAAACTTTAGGTGGCAAAGTTACTCGCGCGCCATACATTCCGGAGATAATCGGATACTCCGTGCCGCTTGCTTCGTCAATAACAACATTGCGAGCTGTGTCTAAAATATATCCAGCCGGCAACTTACCGAAAGCGTCATAAGTAGTAGTGCCGTCATCATTTTCAATCCCGGCAGGCTGCTGAACATCATCAAAATCAGTGCCGGCAAGATTAACAATAATGTTAGAACTCATTGCGCTGTTTACTGCTTCAGTAATATTTTCAAGAGAATTTGCACCTGCTGCAGCTCCTGCGCCTACGCCGCCCACACCAGCAAGCAACCCAAAAGGATCTGAGGTGCCTCCAAGCCCACGGCTTACCGTAGGAAAAAAGAACTCAGCGATAGTGGCAGCATTTGCGCCATTTATGCCCGGCACTGCAGCTAAGGCAGTTTCAAGCGCGCCTTTGACTGCCTGCGTACCTTGACCAATAGCATTACCCACCGCAGTACCCTGAAGAGCAGATCCAATAGTTGAAACCGCAGCCCCTGTAAGCGCTGATACAACAGCAGCCTCAAGGGCTACCTTCAAATAATCACTAAAACTAGCGTGGTCATCGACCTTGATAGTTTTCTGGTAGCCAGAACCAGTCCACTTAAACTGATCGCCATCGTCGTTATAAACAGTGTCTTGGACGCCCCATTTTTGAAGTATGTCAGCGCCTTCATTCATCCACTGCTCATAACCACTTTGACGAGCATTGCTAATATCTTGGCTTATCTTTTCTGTAACTTCTTCTTTTTCACCCGGCCTAAACGCAAGGTCTTCCCCCTCAATAACAGCAGATTCTATGTCGCTGGGTCGATAATCGGGATTAGCAAGCATCCAGTCGGCTGACTGAACCCACTCTTGAGAGTCATTTATATAGCCCATGTAGTTATCAAATGAGCCAAACTGTCGCTGTAACTGGCCAGAATCCTCAAACTCTTGACGAAGCTCCTGCTCTGTCATCTCTACAAGCTGTGCTGTTTGGTTGGATTCGGCAGATCCACCAAAGGGGCTGCTGGCATCACCCTTGGCGTTGCTAGTGATAACTGTGTAGGTATCTTTTGCTACCGCAGCAGGAGTATCGTCGGCGGCATCATCAACCGTTGTGTCATCAGCTGTTGTGTCGGCCAGCATATCTGTCTGATCTAGCTGTTGTTGGGTCTGAAACTCTTGTGCTTCTTGCGTACCAGACAAAACCTCTTCAACAACCTCAATAGGTGCGGGGTTGACGTTTACGTAAAAGTCCCGCTCTTCCATTGTCGGATCGCGGCCAACAGTTTCGTTAAATGTTTGAAATACAGCCGCTTCAGGCGAGTTGGCTATGCCCTGCTCTATTTGCTCAATGCTCTGACCTGTCGCAAGCCAGCCATCCAAGCCACCCTGTAAAGGATCGCGGCCCAGATACTTGTTATACAGCTTAATGATCTCATTACCTGTATCTACTAGCTCTTCAGATGCAACAAATAACTCTGCCATTACTTGGCCCTCAGCTTCATCAGCTTATCAGCACCCCGGATTCCGAAGCTGGCGCTGACTGCGAGAAAAAGAAGGTACTGATACCAATCAGGCAGAGTAGATAGAACGTCAAAGCTATAACGAACCCGATCAACAATAGAGGCATCATCAGCCACAACAGAGTATCCAAGGCAGAATAATGGGACTGCGAGTACAATCGTCCAAAACTCGTCTTTCCACGAGTTATTAGACGCCTCAGCCATCTTCTCTTCCCACGTAGCCGTGTTGCTAATAACCTCCATCTTTGCCTGATGTTTAGCCTGAGACTGCTCATGGCGATTGTTCATCCATGTTTTTGCCAACCCTGCTACCGGACCTAATAATGCTTGTAACATCTTTTAGCTCACTCTTCTGTATTTAGCGGGTTATCTAGGATTCGCTCTATGCGTTCTTCTAAATCATCACGCATAACCCTAAGCTCGTTGTTTATCTCTCTGAGGCTGTCGTTTACCCTCTCCTCAAGGGCGTAAACGTCGTCTCTCATCTCTCTAGTGGCCTCAGCCACCGTGTCATCAGTGCTTCTGGCAATCGCTTCTACAACGTCTATATCGGCCTGTAGGCGGTCTAACTCACGCTCTAGGGCAGTCGTTAGGGAATCGACGTTGCTCATCTTTGTATCAATTACCGCCAAAGCTTCATCATAGGCACTAAAATCGGGTGAAACGTATTCGGTTATGGCCTGCTCTGCCGTCAACAACCGTTGATATAGCTCAAAGCCACCCCACATAGCAGCTATGACACTGCCTGCAAAAGGTATGGCTAGTAACAACTTGCCACCAGAAACTTTCAGACCTGCAAATTCTACCTCTGCCATTGTATGTCCACCAGATCATTGAATGTTTCTGACCCACCCAATCTCAACACCCCAAA